GCCCGGTGACGAACGTCGCCGTGGTGTTCACGATGTTGTCGACCAGCAGCGAGCCGATCACGTCCGCCGAGCGGGCCAGACGGAACGGCAGGCCGAGGCGGTCGCCGATGCCGATGTTCACCGTCGACGCCGCCGCGCCGGGCGGGATCGTCACGCGGGTGACTTCCTTGAACGCCTTGACCCCGACCACAGCGGTGGTGCCGTTGAGGGTGAAGTCCTCGATCATCGGCTGGCCGTAGACATCCTCGCCTTCCACCCGAACGACCTGAGTGTGAGCGGTGGTGCCGGCCACCATCGTGAGGTTGCGGGCCACGTCGATGGCCCCGAGCCCGGAGGTCAGCACGACCGTCGAGTTCGTGAACGTGGTCACGCCGTTGGAAATGGCCGTCGCACTGGCCGTCACCGGAACGCCGAGATCGACGAACTGCACCGTGGAAAGCCGGACTCCCGGGCCACCATCGGCCCGGTATCCAGACTGCTGCGCGTTGCCGGCGAAAACCTCGTCGGCGCGCGTGAGCGTTGCTCTCTGCGTCATGGCTGATCCCTCCGTTTAGCCGCGACCCGCAACCGCAGTGCGCGGGTCCGACCAGCCGTTCGAGTACCGCTCGCGGGCGCGGAACCGCATGTTGCCCGAGTCGCTCTCCGGCAGCGCCTTCATCTTGACCGACGCACGAACGAAGTGCTTGAGGCCGTCGGGGATGTCGGTGTGCAGGAACCACGCGGTCGGGTTCGTGTAGTACGGCGACACGATGGCACCGGACGGGATCAGCGACATCTTGTTGATGACGTTGATGTCGTTGTCCGAGGTCTGCGTGCGGTACGGCGAGTTCAGGATTCGCGCGATGACGAACTGAAGTTCGGTCGGCACGCTGATCTTGACCGCGCGGGCGGCGATGAACAGGCCGGCTTCATCGCGGAATTCGCCGATGATGTTGATGGCCTGTTCGAGCGACGACTCCGCAAGCTGCGAACCGTCGAGCAGGTTCGAGAAGGTTTCGCCGTTCGCCAGCGGGTGCGCCGCCGAGAACAGGGCCTGCCCGTCGCCGCCCGTGAAGGACGAGTCGAAGCCGCGATTCAGGATCGCCGCGCACTTCACTTCCTTGGTTTCGCGGAGCGAGCGCGCAAGCTGCTTCGTGTACCGCTGCATCAGGTTGCCGTAGAGGTTGTCCTCCTGAGCTTCCTCGGTGATCTCGAAGCCGAGCGCGATGGTCTGGTGGATGTAACGCGAGGTGTAGACCTCACGGCCACGGTCGAACTTGATGCCCGCGCCTTCGCCCTTTTCCTCGGCATAGCCGAGCGGCTGCGTCATCACTTCTTCTTCGTAGCTGCGGCCGGAGTTGCTGACCTCGAAAATCTGCCGCCAGATTTCGGGGCGCGACTTGTATTCCATGCCGAGAACAGCGTTCAGGCCGGGAACAAGCTGCTTGGGGTTGATGGCGCGATTTGTGAGTGCCATGTCTGTTTCTCCTTAGACGCCGGCCGTGGTCTTGAGTTCGTGCTCGTTGATGAGCACGAGCAGCTTTGCGTTCGTGGTGACTTCGTTGATGTCGTCACGAACGTAGTCGTAGATGCGAACCTGCGCCGACGCGGTGGTGAACGTGGCGCTGTCCACTTCCGCTGTCGACAGGCCCGACGAGTTCACGCCGTTGGCGGTCAGGTCGGCGTTGGCACCGACGTTGGCCTCGGCGAAGCCGGCGCTCGCCTGCACGGCGAACAGGATGGCCGGGTCGTCGTAGATCAGGGCGACGGCATCGACCGAACCCTTGGTGACGGTGCCGCTGGTCCAGTTCGGCGCGTACTGCGGCTGGCCGGTGGAGTCGACCCACTCGACGCCAGCGAACACGCCACGGATCGCGTCGCCCGGGGCCGCAAGCTGGACGCGCTTGCCGGTTCCGGTGCTCTTGACGGGGGCACCATTCCCGATGTTTTCGGCCAGACCCGACGCGACTCGATAGGTTTCGAGCCGCATGTCGTTTCCGAACAGGTGTCGAACGGCGGTGAGGCCGGTCGGATTGTCGATGTTCGCCATGATGTTTTGCTCCGGCAGGGTTTGTTAGTCGTCGGCTTCGTCGTCCGGCGGCGCGGAGCGGAGTTCGGTGGAACTGCGCTTCTCGGCCACGAACAGGCGGTCGCCTTTGCGTGCGCTCTCAGCGGCAAGGCGTCTGTCGATTCGATCCTCCTGCTGCCCCGCGAGGCCGGCGTAGTAGGCGTCGCGCTGCCGCTTCATGCGGAGGGGAATCTTCATCAGCACCATGTCGCGGACCCCGATAAGGGTCTTGTTCCCACCGAATCGAGCATCTTCGATGGTTGGCGCGAAGTAGTCGCGCGGCACGTCCGCTGTCGTGGCGAACTGATACCCTTCGCGCAGTGCGCTGGCAACATTCTTGGTGTCATCCTACGCTCCCGACATCGAGCGAATCCAAGTGAAGTGCCACCCGGCCGGAGCAGGCGGGGTTTCGAGTACCTTCGGCGGCTGCCAATCCATGTTCGGAATCGGCACCTCACCGCTGATTGCATCGTGGGCCTGTCCAGTTGGTGTGTCAATCTGGATCGTGTGCGAGATCGCTTGCTGTCTCGTCGCGTCTTTACGGTTTTCCATCACAGGCCCTCTTTTCTCTTGTTGAATGCGTATTCCTTCAGGTGATCCTTGTTCTGAGGATCGAGCCCTGTCATTCGCATGATCTCGAAGTCGTCCTTGTTCAGACGAACCGAGCCCTTGCGTGCGGCCACGGTGCCGCGCGGGGCGGCGGTGTTCGGGACCGGCGTGGTCTGCCGGCGCGGGCCGCCGATGTCCTGCGGCGTCAGGCGCGTCTTGGCCGCGATGCGCTTGTTCATTTCTCGGTAGTAGGCCGGCGAGTCCGGGGACCAGCCTTCCTCGACGAGCGACCGGTCGATGGCGCGGGCGAGCAGGGACTCAGCCTCGAAGCCCTTGCGGTCGAACCACGAGGAATTGCGCGCCATCCACTCCTGCGCCGGGGCCGGCGGCTGGTAGCCGGCCTGCGCGGGCTGCTGCTGGCGAACGGCCGGAGCCGGGTCCTCGTCCGGGGTCATGTCGATGACGCGGCGATCCACCTTCAGATCGGTGAGCGCCTCGGTGGCTTCGAGGATCGCGTCGGCGTCGCCCGCCTCGGTGGCGGCCTTCAGCTTCGCCCGGGTCTGCGCGATCTTGCCGTCGATGTCCTGAAGCCGGGACTGCTTGCCCGCCTTGGCCGCGCGAACCTGCGCGTCGGTGAGGTAGCTCGTGACGCCGGAAAGCTGCTGTTCGAGCAGGGCGATTCGGCGGTCGCGCGGGTCCGGAGCCGGCGGCTCGTCGTCGTCGGCCGGCGGGTCGACCGGATCGGCCGGCGGCTCGGGGTCGCGGGCGGCCGGCGCGGTGGCCTTGGGCTCCCCGCCTTCGAGGTCGATCTCGATTTCTTCGGGGAGCAGGTTTGCGTCGTCATCGTCATCCAGATTGACGATGTTCGTGTATTCCTTCGGCATTGTTGTTTGTCCGTTTGTTTAGATGTAGCCGCGAATCTCTTGCGCGTCATCCTCGGAAATGACGGCGATGATTTCGTAGTCGTTGCACATCTGGAAAACTCGGCCGTCCTTGGTGCGGATCGGGACGCCGAACTTCCGCGAGGTCATCACCCACGCCCCCGGCACGATGTCGGCCGCATGGACCGCGTAGTCGTGACCGCCGGCCGTCTTGGTCTTGAAGGCCATCGGGCCAAGCTCGACCACCTTGCCGACCATCGTCAGCAGTTGCTCGCGTTCGAGCACGTCATCCGCGAGGATGATGCCGCCGGGCGACTTGGCTTCGGGCTTCTTGATTTCCAGAAGGACATTCCAGAAAAGCGGTTTAATCATCTGAATCCTCTTTAAAGATTTTGTGATGTAGTTCTCGGATTAGTTCTGCGCTTCTTTGATATGCGCGAATTTCTCCAACCTTTTCCCTGTATGAGGGCCAGTCAGCGACGGCCCCACGGGAAAGAACAGTGCTGGCATCCGAAGCCCGTTTTTCGAGTTCGGATGCCAGTTTCAGCAGGCTATTGGCTGAGTCAGCCAATTAGCAGCCGCTCTTGTTCTTCTTGTTGGTCGGCATCGGCATTCCGCCCTTCTTGCCCGGCATCTTGCCTTTCGGCATGCCGCCCTTCTTGCCACCTTCGTATCCCTTCATGTCATTTCCTCGCGGGTTTGGGTTTGCCAACTAACTTCGCTCTTTCCTCATCGAGAACCGCCTCGATCTGCGCGGCTCTCGACTGCGGACCATCATAGAGCAGACCCAACAAATACAAAAGCTGTTGATAGTCCACTCCCAACTCTTTGCTTGCGGCGTTGAATTTGCCGGCCGGGACGTGCTTGATCCCCCGGCTCCGCAGGAATGCGTTTGCCGCCGCGATCTCAGACATTGACCGGCTCCGCTTCCGGCGGCGGCATCATCTGAGGCACGAGCGGCGGAAGCGGGTACTGCGCGGCCACGGCCTCGGGCGGCTGGCCGGTCTGCGCCGCCATCATGTCGATCATCCGCTTGTATTTGAACGCGGCGTGCTCGGCGATGTGCGCCAGCATCGCGGGCTCGATGGCCTTCTGCCCCTCGGGCGGCAGAGCCCGGGCGAAATTCAGGTGCGCGCTGATGTGGGCGTCGTGCTCCTGATCCTCGAACGCCTTTACCGGCTTCGAGGTGAGCAGGTTCATGTTCTCGGAAACAGGGTCCATCGGCTCCGGTTCTTCCTCATCTTCTTCTTCCATGAAAAAGAGTTCGGGATTCGGAACCCTCATCGCCCTCATAAGATTGAGGTCGGCGAGCTTTCTTGCTTTCTTACCGTAGACTTCGGGATCGGCTCTGACAATCTGCTGTGCAGACTGAGCCATTGCGATACGCTGAGTGTTGCTTGTGATCGTCGGATCACTTACCGGCATCACGTCGATGCGCGCGTCGAGATCGGCCTGAAGATCAGCGCCGCCTTCCACGGGATAGGGATACTGTTCATTAGTGATGATGAACAGTTCTTGCAAAATCTTCAGTTCTGTGGCGAAAGCACGGTGAATGCGCTTGTGGATCGCCGAGAAAACCTTGCTGCCCTGCTCGATCAGCGCGAGGGTGGTGCCGACCGGGCCGGTGTTCGGGCCCTCGCCGACCATCGCCTCGGTCGTGCTGCTGAACCGCTGCGCCGACTCGATGAGCATTCTCATCGTCAGCATGAGGGTCTGGCTCGGCTCCTTGAACGGCGGGGTGTAGAACGCCTTTTGCAGTTCCTCCGGCGTCATTTCCACTTCCTTCCAGACGCCGTGCTCGATTTCGAGATCGACGCGCTTGCCGCCGCCCTGCTTGGCGACGAACCCGCCCTGAAGGTTGTTCAGCGCCGCCGCGTCGATGATCGAGCGCAGCATGCTGCCGGCGCTGGCCGCCAGATTGCCGAGGACGTGGTAGAGCCCGAGCCCGTAGAAGCCGAGTCCCTGAAGGTATTTGTAGCTGGCGAACCAGATGCGCTTCATCTTGCGCTGGTCGTCGATCTTCCAGTTTCGGTAGATCGACAAAACCTTGTTTGTTTGTTTTTCTATGGTGACGATGTACGGAAGCGCGATCTCGTCGGAGCCGAGGCTGTCGCCGTCGATCATGATGTCGCAGTGCGCTTCGTACAGTTCCGGAACTTCGTCGGTCGACGACGATCCGGAGCGGCGGTCGGCTTCATCTTCCGCAGCTTTTTCTTCGTTCTTCTCGATGTGTCCGAAGTCAGAAGCGTTGAATTCGTACTTCTTGAAGTGACCGCTTGCCATTGACCGCTTGAGGTCGTTCAGCGGCATGTTGTAGCGGTGGATGATGTATTCGGCGTCGGCGAGCGACGATGCCTCGTAGGGAACGAGCAGGTTGCCGGCGGTGACGAACCGGGCCTTGGCCTTGCCGGTGAGCGGGCACCTGAACAGCTTGCGGAAAACGTGGCCTTCGAGCGCGACGCGGAACATCATCTTGTCGCTGTCGTCGTAGTAGCCCTCGTCGACTTCGGTCAGGTAGTAGTTGAAGAACCCGGCGACGCGCTCGCCGCGCTCGATGACATCCATCGTCGCGTTCGGGATCGTCTTGGCCTTCACGGGGCCGGCGCTCGGGAAGAATTCCTCGATGGCCCGACTCTGGAACTGCACGGCGGACTCGGCCACGAGCGGATGGGTGACGGTGGACGCGCCATCGAACGGCCGGTCGTCGGCGTCGAGCGTGGCGATGCCGAGCGTTTCCATGCCCTTTTCGAGGCACTTGTACCAGTCGGCCCGGTCCTCGATGGCGGCGTCCGCCCACTCGATGATCTGGTTGGCGATCCGGTCAAGCTCGCGCTGGTCCAGCGTTTCGGCGAGGTTGGCGGTGAACTCCGCGTCGCTGGCCGGAGCCTCGTCGTCGTCCTCGCTCTGGCCCTCGTCGCCTTCCAGTTCGAGGATGATCCCCTCCTGAGCAAGCTCGGCGGCGAGCCCCGCCGGGCGGCTTTCTTCGAGGACGACCTCGATCTCAGTAGGCAGTGCTGCGGTTGCGACTTCGCTTTCTTCGGGCAGCCCGTTCATCTTCTTCCTCGTCGTCGTGCCACTGTGTTGCGATGTTGCCCCGCACCCTCAGGTGGGCCAGCGCCAGACCGACACACCCGTATAGCGCCTGATCGTCCCCATGAGGGAACCGCGCTAGTCTAGCGCGCAATTTGTTCCCCGCTGGTGAGTTTCTGACCCATCCTACTCCCTGCCGCAGAACGGACGATCCGACTGCGACAACATCCTCGACCTTCTCGAAAGCCGCCTTCCTCACCAAGAGATTGCGCACTCCACGCAAATCCTTCAGAAGAATCGAGGCTCTTGCTGGAATGTAGAAATAATCAGGCTCGTACAGCTTCCAAAGGCTTTCGGCACTTTCGAGGAAGTTGTAGACGCCTTCTCCGGTTATGCACCGAAGAATCATCATGTGAGCGATGTCTTTTGTTTCGTTGATCGACTTCTTTGTGTCGATGTCCGGAACGAACACTCCACATGCAGCGATGGCCCACTGTTCATCTTCGTGCCATGCGTACAGCGTGATGTAATTCATGTCTGGCAGAGACTCGGCCTTCGGCTTCAGCTTGACCGGCTTGAAGCGCCAGACTCTCCACAAGTCGGCATCCATGAGTCCGTTTTCAACGGGCTCGCTGAATGTAATGGCAAGAGCGTCCGCGATGTTCGGGCTATTGTGCCCGCGCTCTTTCGCGTCCTCCTTGCTCTCGATCTGTAGCTGACCGTTAGGTTTGTATTTGTATTTGAATACAGAAAGCTCGCTTCGGAGTAGCTGGTCGTCAGGAATAGAGGCATCCCCGAGCCACTCCCTCATTCCGTCGTAGCACTCGGCGCGCTTGTTGGCGTACCGCTTTTCCTCGATGGCCGTCCGCCGGAAGTCGACCCCGCGCACGCCCGGGAACCGCTGTTCGAGAATGCCCTTCAGGTGGTAGCCGACGCCGATCACGTCGATGAACGTCGCGTCCGGCTTCAGCTTCTCGATGATCTTGCCGACCATGCCGGCGGCGTGGGACGGCTCGCGCTCGTTGATGAGCCAGCGCCCGAGGAACTTCTTGCCCTTGCGCGCGATCACCGCCGTGGGGTCAGTGCCGCCACCGCCCGGGTCGACGCCGACCACGAGCGGGCCGTCGGGCTCGCGCTCGCGCTGGACGGCCGCATCCACCACGTCGGGAGTGATGAAGGCTCCCTCGGCGTCGCTGAACACGTCGGCGACGGACATCGGGTACTCGCGGCGGAACAGGCGCTCGCCGTCGGCACCGTAGCTGGCGATCTTCTTCCGCCGCCAAGCAAGGTTCCGCTCGGTTAGTCGCGGATACGTCGACAGCATTTTCTTTTCTTCTTCCGTCAGAACGATTTGCTCGTTGCTGGCGTATTGAGGTTCGAGCCACCATTCGAGGAACACAAGCTCGAAGTCAGATGTCCCGGCTATAGCTGCCATGCACTGCGAATGGAACCAGTCGCCCGGGCCGTTGCCGGTCGACTCAATCCAAATTTCGGTGCCGTCCACGTCGGCGACACCCGTCATCAAGCCTCGGGCGATTTCGGTCGGGTTGTCGTAGTAGGCGGCTTCCGACAGGTGGAGGTACTGCGGCGTGAATCCTCGACCGATGTTCTTGGAGCCGGCGGTTCCTACGGCGTAGCCTGAGTCGAGCGAGTCGAACGAAAGCTCTTTCGCGCTGTTAGTCGAAGCCTTCGGAACCAAATCTCTCGGAGCGTTTGTGTAGAAACGCTCCGCCATTTCAAAGATTTCGTCGGTCGTACCCTGATCGTGGGCCGCGACGAATGCCTTGACGCCTTTGATTGTTGTGATCTGATTGAAGAATCTGCCCTGAACATACGTCGATGTTCCGGTTTTTCTTCCTTTCGCAACGATGATGCGGACTCGTCCTTTCGTGCGAAGCTGTCTTTCGGCTACTTCGTGAAGTTTCTTCTGCTGCTCGCTGAGAACAAACGGCACGAGGCCGCCCTGAGGCGGCTTGAGTTTCAGTACGCTTTCGGCGTAGAAACTGAAGTCCGTTGCGAGGCGTTGGAGAACCTCTAATTTCTCTTGCGTCAGCATTCCCGTACTCTTGTAAAGGGCTTTACGATGCCCTACACTACCCCCCACCCAACAGGAGCGACCATGCCCGAATTCCGTCAGCACCCCCTATCCGCCGCGTTCCCTCCGATGAGCGAGGATGAATACTCCGCCCTCAAGGCGGACATTCAAGAGAACGGGCAAAGGCACCCGGCAATCGTGATCGCGGAGCCCGATGGCGCATTCAGCGTACTCGACGGCTGGCACCGCGTACAGGCATGCCTCGACGCTGGCCGGGAGCCGCTCACCCGCGAGTATGACGGCGCCGACCCGGTGGCGTTCGTCATCAGCGCGAACCTGCACCGTCGACACCTCACCTCGGGCCAGCGCGCACAGGCCGTCGTGCTCTGCAACGAGTGGGTAGCGAAGCCGGGCTCCGCCCTCAGGGCGGAACCCTCCGGCGTCACCGCCTCGCAGATGGCACAGCAGGCACAGGTCGGCGTGCGCGTGATCGAGCGCGCCAAGCAGGTTCAGCGCGCCGACCCGCAGCTTGCACAGCAGGTTGTCGCCGGGGCGGTGTCCCTCAACGCGGCGGCCAAGCAGGCAGCCGGGGAGCCGCCGGCCGCTGCCGCCAAGCGGGTGGTCGCCGCCATCCCGACGCAGAGCGAGATCGAGAAGCGCGACACCGAGATCGCAAGCCTCAAGGCCCGGATCGACGAATTGACCGAGGCGCTGGCCGAAATGACCGACGCCGCCGAGATTCTCGCCGGCATTCAGGAGGGCAAGGACACCATCGAAATGCTCAAAGCCTCGAAGAACTACGCGAGGGCTGTCGAGCGAACAAGAAACGATCTTCAGCAGGAAAACGCTCGACTCAAGAACGAAATCAAGATGCTGAGAAGGAAATATGAAAGAGATTAATCTGTACCCGCATCAGGTACTCGCCAAGGAAGAACTCCGCAGCGGCTTCCGGCAGGGGAAGAAGAAGCAGCTTCTCGTCGCCGCCACCGCGTTTGGCAAGACCGTCACGGCCGCGTCTATGATTCAGGACGCTGATCGCAAGGGCACCAAGACCTACTTCGTTGTGGATCGCGTGCAGCTTGTGAATCAGGCTTCTGCCACCCTCGACCGATACGGCATTGACCACGGCGTCAGGCAGGCCGATCACTGGCGATTCCGTCCATATCTGAACGTGCAGGTATGCTCCGCTCAGACTCTTGAGCGGACAAGAAACTTCAAGATCGACGACGGTCTGATCTTCATTGACGAAGCTCACTCTACGCGAGCGTTCGTCACGAAGATGCTCGAACAAACAAATGCGTTTGTTATTGGGCTGACCGCGACCCCGTTCACCAAGGGCCTCGGCAAAATCTATCATCGCGTCGTCAACCCGACGACTACGAACAAGCTCATCAACGAGGGATTCCTCACGCCGATCAAGGCTTATGCCTGCATCGAAGCGGACATGAGCGGCGCGAAGATCATTGCCGGTGAGTATTCCGACAAGGAAATCGAGGAACGCGGCAGCAAGATCGTCGGCGACATCGTTGCAGAGTGGACACAAAAGACCAGCCTGCACTTCGGCGGGCCGGTCAAGACGATTGTTTTCTCCGCCACCGTCGCTCACGGCGAAGAAATCTGTCGGGCATTCAAGAAGTCAGGACACAACTTCGCTCAAATCAGTTTCCAGACATCGGAAACCGAGCGCGTTGAAATCCTGCGTGAGTTTGCCAAGCCTGACTCTCAATACATCGGCCTTGTTTCGGTCGATGCTCTCGCCAAGGGTTTCGATCAGGTCGACATCATGTGCGGAATCTGCGCACGACCGCTGCGCAAGTCGTTCTCGACTCATGTGCAGATGATCGGCCGCGTCATGCGTGTTGCTCCGGGCACGATTAAGGAGAGGTTTGGATATGCGCTCTGGCTCGATCACTCCGGAAATTATCTCAGGTTTCAGCGCGATCTCGACGACCTGTTCGAGAACGGCGTCGGCGAACTCGACGACGGCGAGAAGGACAACACCGTTCGCAAGGAACCGACCGAGAAGGAAAAGAAGGAGATCGTTTGTTCGTGCGGCGCGATCCTTGAGCCTCAGGACAAGGTATGCACGGCCTGCGGCAAGGAGCGCGTCCGCCGGTCGCTGATCGAGGTGGCTGCGGGCAAGATGGTCGAGGTCGGCGCGAACGTGCACGCCAAGACGAACCGCAAGCTCGCGCCGTGGATGGCGGATCACGATGGCGTGTGGGGCATGCTCGTCGCCAAGAGCAACGAAACCTCCCGGCGCGCGGGAGGCCGCGACAACGACGACGCCGCGCGCAAGCTCCGCCGGGCGAAGTGGTGGGCGTGGTACGGCTGCGAGCCGCCGCACAAATGGGGCGAGGCAGAGGATGAGGTGATGCCCTCGGCGGAGTTTGAAAACCGCTGGCTCCGCGACAGAATCGCATTCGCAAAAGCTACTCAGAAAGCAAGAACAGCCGCCTAATGGACGACGAACTTCTAGCTCAGAGCGCCCTGACTTATGTCGACCCGCACGACCGTGATACTTGGGTCCGCATGGGCATCGCCATCAAGGGCCGCTTCGGTGAATCTGGAAAGTGGATTTGGATGGATTGGAGCGAGACTGCATCCAACTTCAACAAACGCGCCGCCGAGTCCGTTTGGAAGTCCATGCGGGTGTCGGGCGGGCTCGGGCTCTTGATCGCCGAGGCCCGCAAGGGCGGCTGGACCGGCAAGGTCACCGAGGGCATGTCCCGTGAGGAACTCGCGGCCAAGCGCGCCGAGTCGGAGCGCCGCGCCGCCGCCGCCGAAGCGGAGCGTCAGGCTTCCTACGCCCGCGTGCGGGCCCTGTCCGAGGCGTTCCTGTCGAAGGCGACCCGCTGCAAGCATCCCTACCTCGCGCGCAAGGGCTTCCCGAACGTGTGGGTTCCGGTGCGCGGGAACCTGATCGTGCTCGCCATGCGCGACCTCCGCACCGATGAACTCTGGAACATCCAGAAGATCGACCCCGAGGGCGGCAAGTTCTACCAGCGGGACGGCCGGGCCAAGGGGCTCGTGCTGCGGATGCCGTTCGGCACGGGCCCGCGCGTCTACGTCGAGGGCTTCGCCACCGGCCTTTCGGTGCGCGCCGCCATGAAGGCGGCCGAGATCGAGGGGAGCGTCGTGGTCACCTTCTCGGCCGGCAATCTGGCCTACGTCGCCCGGGAAGAAGCGCACCCGCTCGGCTTCGTCGTGGCCGACAACGACGCCAAGGGCGCGGGCCTGAAGGCGGCGAAGGACTCAGGGCTCCGGTACTGGATGCCGCCGGATACCGGCACCGACGCCAACGACTTCCATGCCGCCTACGGCCTCGCCAACCTGAAACTCGAACTCGGCCGCGAACTGCTGCCGATGGTGAGTCAGCCCTCGTAGCCCCGGAGAAGGCTCTCTTGCTTGTCGACCAGCGCATTCTGTGCGGCCAGAAGCTCGGCCTCGGACCCGTAGCGAGCGTGGTACTGCCGCCGGCTCCGGGCGAGGCTCGGGCCAAACGCGGCCTCCATTTGTCGTTCGTTCAGCCCGTTCTTCGTGATGCCCCGGTGGTGCCACGGGCAGCAGGCGTAGGTCGCGTCGTGCCCCACGCGCCGGCCACCGGTAACGACGTGCTGGATGTCCGGCGGCTCACCGAACCGGCCGTCGAGGATGCAGGGCACGCACCCCAATTCCGAGGCGATCCGCCACCTTTCGACCTGTTCCGCATTGGCTTTTCCGGTGGAGTGGTGCATTATTCGTCAATCCTCGTCAAGAACTAGACAAATGCTATACCAGAACAGAGTCGCCCGCTACCAGAAACGGAACATCGAGCTACTGATCGAGCACGTCGAGCACTTCAAGTCCTACGCCGAACTCGCCGAGGTCGAGAAGGTGACGCGGCAGCGCGTGTTTCAGCGCGTCGTCAGCGCGGCCAAGCGGCTGATGCGGATGGACAGCGACGACCAGCGCGCCGCCGAGCTTGGCCGGGCCTCCTTCAATGGGGCCATCGCCGAGTTTTGCCGTCGCATGGGCAACAAATGAGCGTCGAAATCTACGTCACAGGTCATCACGAATTCAGCAAAGCATGTGCTGAGATTCAGAAACATGTCGAAGCTGGCGGCGCAAAGGTCACGATCTCATCAATCGACGCCAGAACTGCCAAGCAGAACCGCATGTTGCACGCAACAATCGGCGACATCGCCCGGCAAGTGACGTGGTACGGCAAAAAACTCAAGGTTGCGGAGTGGAAGATCATCTTCACGGCCGCAGTCGAGAAGCAAGAGGCTATTCCGGGCATCGACGGCGGGTTTGTTGTCCTCGGGAAGCAGACATCAAGCATGTCGAAGGCCATGTTTTCGTCGGTCATCACTGTTGCCCTCGCGTTTGGCGAGGAAAAGGGCGTGCAGTGGGGTTGCGAAAACTGGAAATCCATCGTCGAAACCTACCTCAAAGAAAACGGATACACGAAAGAACTATGAATTACACGGAACTGCTGTTGGGCGCTGGAAATAACGACAAAAAGAAGCTGGTCCCGCGCGGCCTGCCGCTGGAATTCCAGAATCCGTACCGAGTCGACATCGACCCGGCGTGCGGCCCCGACCTCGTGTTCGATCTGAACGGGATCGAGGGCGGCATGAGGGGGCTCCCCTTCACCGATGGTCATTTCGACGAGATTCACGCCTATGACGTGCTCGAACACGTCGGCCAGCAAGGCGACTGGCGCGGGTTCTTCCGCCTGTTCAGCGAGCTTCATCGCGTCCTGAAGGCGGGCGGCGTGCTGTGCGCGATCACCCCGAGCATCCAGAGCCGTTGGGCGTGGGGCGACCCGGGCCACAGCCGCATCATCCAGCCCGAAACCCTCGTGTTCCTGTCGCAGCGGCAGTACCGGGAACAGGTCGGCGTCACCCCGATGACCGACTACCGGCATGTCTGGAAGCGGGACTTCGAGGTGCTCTACTCGAACGACGACGGACAGCGCCATGCGTTCGTGCTGCGCGCCGCTTGACGTGGCGCGAAACCTCGCCTAAACTGTTTCTGAGCCTGTAGGGCCGCACTGCCCCGCTAACCCGGGGCTTTTTTTAACTACCGGAGTAAAGAGGTTTACATGAAAGTCTATCATGCAATCGCGGCAGTAAGCGGTGAACTGTCAAAGGTCGGCATCAGCAAGGACCGATACAACGAGCAGCAGCGTTTCAACTTTCGCGGCATCGACGACTTCTTCAATGCGCTTTCGATGCCGCTGGCTAAGAACAAGCTCATCATCTTCCCGCGCTACTACGACCGAGAAGTCATCGAGCGCACCTCCAAGAGCGGCTCCGCCGTCTACTACGTCAGCCTGAAGTGCGACTTCACTTTCGTCTGTGCCGACGATGGCTCAGTTCACACAGCGACCATTGTCTCCGAGGCAATGGACATGGCCGACAAGGCAACTAACAAAGCCATGTCGGCGGCCTACAAATACATGGCCGCTCAGGTGTTCTGCATCCCGGTCGAGGGTCTGGACGACTCCGACGCCGATCAGGGCGGCACCGAAACCATCGCCGGCACCGCGAAGATTCCGGCAAACGCGAAGCTGTCGGCGGAGCAGGTTGAGCAGATCGAAGCTCTGCTTCTGACCCTGCACGACAACGATGCCGAGGCCGTGATGAACGCCGGTCGCGCCATCATCAACCATCTGACGAATGCGACCGATGGAACGTGGAGCGATGTTGATGCTTCGCGCTACGGCAGCATCGTCAGCAGCATCAACAAGAAGCTGATCGCCAAAGCCAACGCCAAGGAACAGGAGGGCAAGTAATGTCAACCGTGACAATCAGTAATCGAACCAAAGTTCAGAAGATGGTTCAGGGCTCGCCGGAATGGCATAAGTTCCGGTCGCATCACTGCAATGCTTCGGAGTCGGCGGCGGCGATGAACCGGTCGCCCTTCATCCCGAGGAACATGCAGCAGCTTACGGAGGTGCGCGCCGGGCTCCGCAAGGTGTTCATCACCTCGGCGATGAACTACGGCCACGAGCACGAGCCGGCCGTGCGCGACTACCTCGAAGCGACGTACCTCGAAATCATCCAGCCCGAGGTATGGGAGTGCAACGCCCACTACATCGACAGCTTGGGGGTGGAGCACAACATCCCGCTGGCCTGCTCGGTGGACGGCCGCGACATGAACGGCGTGATCTACGAGATCAAGTGCCCGGCCTCGCCGACGAGCGAAACCGTGACCAAGGCCAAGGACGGCCTGATCCCGGACTACTACCGCGATCAGGTGCAGCAACAGCTTCTCGTGACCGGCTGCCGCGAGTGCTGCTTCGCCGTCCGTGACCCGGCCGACGGTCAGGTCTACACGATCTGGCTGAAGGCCGACGAGGAACATCAGCGCCGGATCGTGGAGGCGTGGATTGCCGTTTGGCCGTTCCTGCGCGACGGCAAGACCATCGTCACGCCCGAGGGCGACCTCGAATTCGACAGCCTGTGCGAGGCTTACGTCGCCCTCAAGCAGAAGTTCTCCGAGGTGGATGCCGCTCTCGAAGCCATCAAGGACAAGCTGATCGCTCGCGTCCCGTCGGACGAGTCCTCGATGACCTCGAAAACTTACGGTCTGACCGTAACGAAACAGACACGCGCGGGAACCATCAACTACAAGAAGATTCCCGAACTGAAAGGGGTCGATCTCGACCTATACCGCTCCGAAGCTACGGAGTTCTGGACAATCAAGGTGAAGTGAAATGAACAAGCACATGATCATCGGCTACGTCGGCAAGGACCCGGAAATCCGGCGGTTCCCCGATGGCGGCGCGCTCGCCAGCTTCTCGGTCGCCACCTCGCACCGCTACAAGGACAAGCAGAGCGGCGAGCGCGTCGAACAAACCGACTGGCACAACTGCGTGGTCAGCGGCCCGCTGGTCGATTCCGTCGTCGCCAACTACATCAAGAAGGGCACGCGGCTTTTCCTCTCCGGCCGCAGCGTCACGCGGAAGTGGCAGGACAAGACCTCGGGGCAGGACCGCTACACGACCGAGATCAAGGTCGACGAACTGGAACTGCTGTCGAGCAAGGACGAGGGCGGCCAGAAGCAGCCCGAGCAGCAGCGGCAGGCCCCGGCCCGGCAGGCTGCCGCGCCCGCCGCCAAGGTCGACGACGACGACATCCCGTTCTAACAACAAGTAACAAACAAGCAACAAACAAACTAACTAAGGAGAAGTCAAGATGAGCAACAAAAACCTTGCGGATTTCGCACACCACTACATCTCGTGGGGGACCGACCGCCTGATCTGCGGCCCCGAGGGTCAGGGCACGGCCGTCGGGCAGGCGAAGAAGATGCTCGAAGAAGCCGGCGAGCTTGTCCTCGCTCTGGCGCAGCGCGACGACCGCGAGATCGCCGACGGCATCGGCGACGTGTTCGTCACGCTCGTGATGATCTGCGAGCGCCACTACACCGGCCAGAACTGGATCGCGCGCCTGTGCGGGGCGTCGACCGACTACCTCTACACCGCCGCCATGCAGGGCGTCGGCGCGGTGGCCGTCCGCGTCCTGACCGCCGTCGGCGAGGAATCGCTCGACGTGCTGCCGGCCTGCTGCGCGATGATGCGCGAGATCACCGCCATTGCCCGGGCGAACAACCTCACCGTCGAGGAATGCGCCCAACTGGCGTGGGACGAGATCAAGGACCGCAAGGGCAAGATGGTCAACGGCAAGTTCGTCAAGGAGGCACAGTGATGACCACGATCCACGAAACCGTGTTCGGCCCGTTGCCGGAGCCGCAGGACTTCGGTGACGCCAAGGGGCGCATCTTCGGCCGCGAGCAGCTACTCGGCCGCACGTCTGCGCCCATCCCTGCTACCAGCGCGGCCGGCTTCCTACACCGGGCCGGTGAAACCATGCGGGATCGCGGCCAGACCTACGACCGCCCGGGCGGCGAGCGCAGCGGTGGTGCGGCGGCGGCAGCCTTCAACGCGATCACCGGCCGCACCGGGCCGGCGGCGCTGACCGGTGCCGACGTGTACCTGCTGCTTCAGGTGCTCAAGGACGTGCGCCAGTGGCGGCACCCGGAGCGTCACTACGACTCCGCGCTCGACGCGGTGGCCTATGCGGCGCTGAAGGCCGAGGAAGTGATGCGGGGCGGCTCGTGATGGCCCGGCCGCGCAAGGAGTGGCCGGAGGGCCTGAAGAAGCGCGCCCACGAGATCAAGGCGAAGTACGGCTTCGGCGTCCACCTGATCTCGACGATGCTCGGCGCGGAGTACGGGATTCATGTGACTCCCGGCAGCGTCCGGAGAATCCTCGAAAAACCGGCTGACTAACGTATGGACTAATGAAAAAGCCCGGAGCGATCCGGGCTTTTTTGTTGGTGCCGATGGCAGGGCTCGAACCCGCGACCTGTCGTTTACAAAACGACTGCTCTACCGACTGAGCTACAAGGGCAATGGCGCATCGTGTTGGACTCGAACCAACGGCCCTCGGCTTAGAAGGCCGATGCTCTATCCATCTGAGCTAACGACGCAGCTTGGAGCGACGCCCGGGACTCGAACCCGGACCCCTCGCTTGGAAGGCGAGGATTCTCACCATTGAACTAGCATCGCAAACTGGTAGCGGTGGATGGAATTGAACCATCTATTTCCACCTTATGAGGGTGGCGGCCTACCGGTGGCCCACAACCGCAATAAACTGAAAAGAGCGGCCGGTACTGATTTCCGGCATGAATTTATACTATAAGGAACTTGGCGACCTTCCCCATCCGCTGACGAGTTACTCCCGATCTCACGGACTATATCCGTGCGTATTACTCTCATCGCCCCTGCCGCGCAGGGCCGCGTATCAGCCTACGCATTCGCTCTTACGGCTGGTGACTGCTGCGATGCGTCCATCGCGGAGTCTCCGGAGTCGAACCGGACGTGCGCTCTGCCGTTTAGGCTTGTCGCTCGCCACCTACTCACAATCACCATGCGTAAAAGCATCCCGTATCGCCGGGATAACGCGCCTGAATCAGGCTTGCAGGAGTTGGACAAACCCCATCAGGTGCCGACGTTCCTCGACCTTCGGCTGCGGGTCCATCTTCCGCCCCCAATCTGGACGGCCCCGATGGCGGGGTGCTGTGTGGCTGAAAGCGGCGAGACTCGAACTCGCGTCATGGTCAGGGTCGTTCAGGGCATTTCCTCCCTGCTCGAATATTCCCTGATTTCCGGCTCTGCCGCCTGAGCTACGCTTTCAAGTGATGGCGTTTGAAAGATTGGTGCGGGTGGTCCACCCTCCCCACAAGCCAATATCAAACGCCATCCTTGAAAGCTCTCCGTGTTGCCGGAGAAACGCAGCTTCATCCTGTCCTATCGTCGGACTCGATGCCATTCGCGCACCGTGATTCAGCGATCAGCCGGCCCTTGTGTTGCGCTTACAGCGGCATTCCGGATGCTGCTGTCACAAGGGCCGGCTGAACTTCTAGGGGCGTAAGCGTGTGTCCGTTTCCCTAATATGTCGCCAGCTTACTGGCCTCGATTGCCGTTGTCAAGCCCATTTTCACGGCGATGTCGGATTTTTGCTGCTGCCGCGATGCAGCGTGCTCGTGCCATTGCCTTCCCGGCAGTTTCGTCGAAGCGTTCGGGGTCGGCACAAGCAGAGTGACAAACGACGTGATAGCCGTTTTCGATCTCCATGCACGCCACGATGACGGTCGTCCCGGGAAATCTGTAGTAGTTGATCTTTTCGCTCATTTGTTTTGTTTGTTCGGTATGTTGATGAACCATCCGGCGTCCAGAACGATGAACTTGCCGCCGCCGTCCCGGCACTTGAGCAGCACCCCGCTTTCGCAGTGGCCGCCGTAGCCGACTTCCAGCACAGTGATCGGGGCGCGGAGCCGGTTGATCGGGGCTTGCCGCTCGTTGTACCGAGGATCGAGCGCGAGGACGTGGCCCTCGCGTATCTCCTTGGCCGTTTCCCGATCATACGGCTTCGACGCCGGCAGCGCATCACTCATTTCAATCCCTCTCGACAAGGCGAAGCGTGACGGAAGATTGATTATTTGCAATAATCGTTCTTCCAATTTTCTCAACAATGCCGTCGTTGATTAGCTGTATCGCATACAGACTGATTTTCCGACGATTGATGCCTGTTGCTTCAGCGATTCCGGCTTGAGTTTTCGGCCCGCTTTGCAGTTCCGCGATGATGGCACCGGTCACCATCTGCTTGACCGTTTTCTTGCCGTGCGAGCGCGGCGTCTTGGGTGCCCGGCGGCGCGCGGATCGGGCCTCATCCTCGGGGGACTTCGCTGCGATCAGGGCTCGAACCGGCTCGGCCAGCATAACGCAGTCGGGCCGCCCCGCCGTCGGCCTGATGTCGACCACCCCGCGCGACACGAGCACGGCGAGAGCGACCAAAACGTGTTGTTTGTTGATTTTTTGCTTTTCAGCTACCCGCTCCGCGATTCCCCCTATGGTAATGGGGCACTCGATTATCGAAAGAATGTCGATAATGTCGTCCCATTTGTCGTTTTTTGCTATCGGTTCGTCAATGCTCGTTGGCAATTTCGAGAAGGATGTCGGCATGGCATGGTTGGTTTGTGGGGCATCGGCAGGCCAGCGTCTTGCCGCGAAGCTGGCTGACGATCAATTCGCGGAACTCGGGGGTGATGCTACGCCGGAACGCCTGAAGGGCCTCGACCCGCGCCGTGGCGATGCTGGTCCTGCCCGACATCGTGCTCAACGCGGTCCTGAGGGTGTAGGGGTTCTGCCAGCGGGTGCCCCGGGAAACGTCGACGACGCCCTCGGGGCGCGGCTGGCCGACCCTGATCTGGACTCTGTTCATTCTTCCCTCCGGGTGTAGCCGGCGCGGCCACGGAACGGCGTCGGGCCCTCGTGCTCCTTCGGGGTCGCGGCGCTCTGCGGGCAGTCCGTCAGAATCGGGTGCTTCTCGTTGCAGATGAAGCACGTCCCCTGCATGTCCCGGGCGAGGTTCAGCGGCTCCGGCTTGTCCCGCTTGTTCCAGTCCTGAGTCGCGTAGTGCCCAAGCGGGTGCGACTGAGAAACGCGCACCTCAGGGCCTCGGGCTCCGCAGTTATGGCAGGCGATCCACTCCCACCGCACGACATGATCGGAGGCCCTTTCGAGGTTCTTGCTGCCGCAGAAGGGGCAGGGCAGGAGATCAGCCACGGGGCACCTCCGGCGCGGCTATGGCCGCAGCTATCTTCGTTGCGAATCGCCGGATTTCGTAGGGGGTCGGCGTGGCCTCATGCCCCCACTCGAACGCGGGGATTCCTTCAGGAGCAAGAACACCGATGATTGCATCGACAACATTGCTCGGCGCGGCCGGCGCTGGCGGGGCGGTGTAGAGCGCAACGAGATGAATCGCGGTTCCTCTGAAAAGTCCGTTCTCTCCGATGGCATCATTGATCCAGTCGTTGACTTCCTGCCGCGCTGCCATGCCGCCATTCGCGGCGTCTGCGCGCATGAACATGCGGATGGTGCCGTCAGTATCCGCCGCAGCCCAATACGCCACCTCGCCGCGCTGCTCGGGCTGCGGGGCGGTGTAGAGCGGCGTCCGATCCGGCAGATCAAGGAACTTCTCGTTTGCCCACTCGATGCCGCCACGGTACTGATTGTGGGCGATGTAGCCGACCACCTCGCCGCGCCGCTCGGGCTGCGCGCGTATCCACGCAAGCACTTCGCGCAGGGACTCCGCATCGCCCGATTCCAGTTCGCAACTGTAGTCGCCGGCCTTCATCAGCACGGCAGATCGCGCGTCGAGGATCGCGGCGGCACGCTCCATCGCTGCGATGTGGTGCGGCTCAAGGCCGGCCGGCGGCGGCTGCTCGGGCTGCGCGAGGGCTTCGCGGGCCGCTGCAACAGTGCGCGGCCAAAGCCCATGTTCTTCGCACAACTCCGTCAGGTGCTGTAACGCCTCCCGCATCTTGTCGCTCACTGGTTGTTCTCCGAGTCTTTGAGCGCCCAATCGCGCCGACGCTTTTCGATTTCGCTGTGGTCCGGTTCCGCGCTGTACGGGGCGCTCGGGGTTCGTGTTGGATTCAAACCTGCAAGTGAGCACCAATCGCACTTGTTGCAACCCCAGTGAAGGTTATCTTCCCAGATGTCGTTACTGCCGCAGTTCGGGCAACTCACTTGAAGCCCTCCATGCTCGGGCGGACGATGAAGGCAGTTCCGACCGGGTATTTCTTGTAGAAATCTGAAATCGGAAGATCGCCCCAATCAACAAACGGGTAGCCCCCTTCTTCTGCTACCACAGCCACCGGCTCCCGCTCGCACAGGGCCCGGAGCTTGGCCTCGGCGGCTTCGGCTCGCGCCAGTGCCGCCTTGTGCGCCTCGACGTAGGTCAGCATGCCCTCGGCCGTAGTCTCAGCGATGCCGAAGAAAAGACGCTTCCACTCTTGGTCCCGCTCGTTCTCGGCCAGCAGCCGGCGGACGATCTCGGCCCCGTAGTTGTGGGCCTTGGCGTGCGGGTAGCGCATTTCGTCCAGTTCCAGCCACTTGCGCGCTTCTTCGTGTAGTTCATTCATTACTTTTTCTCCAATGCTTGTTGCTGCGGCTCGAATGCACGACCGATCTCGGGCTCGTACATATTCTTGTTCAGCATGTCGTCGGTGATGGTGAATCGCTGAATCTCACCGTGACACTGAGCCTCATAGGTAAACGTGTAGTCGTGATCGTTGCGCCAGCAGGTGACTTTCTTCACCGGCACGCCGCAGACGGCACAGATGGGGTTCGGCCTTGCGCCCCTCACGGGATCGCCACTGCCAATGCAACGGCAGCGCCCACGAGTCCGCCGACGATAAAGCATGCAATTGACGCGATGCGTGCTTTTTCGTACTTTGCCTTGTATTCGGCTTTTTCTAATTCAGCCCATCCTAGTTTCGTGTTGATGCGATTGAGTCGATCAGCGCAGAATTTGCGCATTTCGACAGCAATTTCGAGCTTTGCTTTCAACTGCTCGTAACTGATTTCGCCATCTTTCGGCTCCATCGTGCCGCTCACAGGTACACGGCCGCGAGGGCGGCGGCAGCGCCGGCCAGCACGCCGATGACCGCGCCGAACTCGGCCGCTCGGGTGGCAGTCATCCACTTGTTGAACAGGTCTTTGCTGTTCTTGTTTGCAGACTCAAGAGCTTCGAGAGTCTCCTTGTGCATGCCGATGGCGGCCTTGGTCTTTTCGAGTTGATCGGCCCAATGATTGTGGGCGTGATTCATCCTCTCGCGGTAGAAGTCGGCGGCCGACTTGGCGGCTTCCATCTTCGCCTTCATCTTCTCGTACTTCAGAGCGCGCTCCTTGATCTGCATGAGCCGCTCGCGGTCGCGCTTGCGCTTTTCTTCGATATTTCTCACTGCATTTCTCCGATTACTTTCGTCTTGCCGTTGGTTGCGTGACCGCTTTGGTGGAACCATGCGCCGAACGGAAGCGTGTGGCCCGGCGGCTTGTAGCTGTCATACAGCCCGAGATAGAGCGGTTCTCCGAGGTGATTCACGACATGAATCACTTTGAGAGTGTCGCCGTCGCTGTCGATATACTGCTTGCCTACTTTGAGCATACTCCCTCCGTCAATCTCTTGACGGATCATCCCACTCCAAGGCCCGGCCTGTCAAGCGCCTTTCTGCCTTGTGGGTGGCGCGCTTCGCGGCCTTGCCCGGGATGCCGCCGCCCTTGTTTCCGGGTCTGGCCGACCAGTATTCGTAGCCCATTTCCTTGCTGCCTTTCTTCGTTCTGCTCATTTCAGAATCCAGAATCCGGGAACTCGGTAGACGGTGCCCGTATCGAGATCGACTGTCTCGTATTCGGGGAGATTGTTGATCTGGTACTCGAACCGGGGAACAACGGACGAGCGGCCACCGCACACGGCGATGGCCCCCGTCCGCTCGGCCGAGGGTGATTCCTCGATCCGGCCGTCGTCGAACAGCAGCGTGAACAACAAACAGGTGAAGAACATTATTAGTTAATCTCGACTTCTCGCATCGCTTCTGCCTTCAGCAACTCGATGGCCCCGATCAGGGCAAACACCGAAGCCCCCTGCTTGATGTCACGAGCCGTCACGACTTCACCATCGCCACTCACGATTGCGATGCTGATAGCCGAAACTCTGCCCTCGTTCGCCATCTTGATGGCTTCATTCAGCAGTTCGAGGGCCTCCAAGTTCGGGCCATTCGCCGGCTTGCCGGTGCTGATCTCAACAATCTTCGCCATCTTCTTCCTCGTCGTTGTCGTTCATGGAGCCCTCATCCTCCCACCAGCAACCACGGCAGCAGTAGCCGCCGATGGTTGCCTGATTCTCACAGCCCGGGCGGAGACAAATCACTTTTTCTTCCTCCAACCCCAAGGCGCGCAAGGCTCATTGGTGCCGAAAGTAGTAAAGACATGGTGACACCTCTTGCTGCGCTCACCGTTCTTCTTCAGTTCCCGAAGAACAGTGTCACCGGGGTTGGGCTTGTTGCTGCCGACAAAATCATCGCCTACGCGGAACAACTCCACAACGGCAATCTTGCCGGTGGCAGTTTCGCGTCTGTCCCAAGGATTGCCGGTCCTGAATTCTTCGTACACCTCGCCAATCGGCAGCAGCGCACCAAGCCCCTTCGCCGCTTCTGCATCCCGAGCATCACGGAGCGCGACCTCTGCGTCAGCCAGATTCTTCGTGACGCGATCCCATTCCTCCCGATACTTCTCGTGGATTTGGCGCTTCAGCTTGTCCACTTCTTCCGAGATTTCGTCGAAACGCTTGTCGCGCACCTTGTCGCGCGCCATCTTGGCCGCTGCGAGGCTGTTCTCTAGTTCCTTGATGTTCATTCGATGATCTCGATTACTCGGAATACTCTCTTGCGGGCGCTGCCGGGGAAGCAGTTATCCGCGTCTGCCTTGCTCGTGTGAATCGTCAGGTCGTTGTCGGAATACTCATTGACCCAAAACTCGCGCGGCTCTCTGAACTCCGCGATGAGGTCTGGCGCGAGCCCGCCGTCAGACCCTCCATCCTCGTTGTACCAGATGACGTTGCTCGCCAGATTCTTTCTCACGCCAACATATGGAAAATCTTTCGAGAAAGATTCCTCCTTGGCAAGAATCTTGACGTTGGGGCCGTGCTCTGCCTTGTACCACTTTCCTACTTCGATCTTCATTAATACTCTCCTGTCTGCAAAAACTTCGGAATCTCGAACCGGTGGGCCCTGAACTCGTTGCCCGTTTCCGGCTCGATCATGGTCAGTCGACCGTCGGCCAGAAACGAGCCGGTGTCGATGAAAACGTGGGACTCGACGCGCAACGTCCGATGCACGGGCGTGTGGCCGACGAAGGTCGTGGAAAGCCCATCCTGCTTGCCGTCGGGGAACCCCTGCGCGATGGACCGGCCCCACAGGATCGTCTGAATCTGATCCCGGTTGAACTCGCCCTTGTCGATGTCGGCGTCGGAGCCGAAGAACTCGGCGTGCAGGACGTTGAAGCGGCCACGACGCCCGTTGACGACGATGACGAGCGGCAGCCCGAGCGCGAGCTTGAAGGCTTCCTCGCGCTCATCCGCCGTCGTGTTGAGCCACCACTTCCCGCCATTCTGCATCCAGCTTGTCGGGTTGCCCTTGCGCGTCCGGATCAGCATGTCCTCGTGATTCGCCCGCACCGCATGAAACCACGGCTCGCCGGCCAGACGCAGCGCCCCGAGCGAATCGGGCCCGCGATCCACGAGATCGCCCACGCTGAACAGCCGATCCACCTCGCGCGAGAACCCCGCCTTGCGCATCAGCAGATGGAGCAACGCCGTGTGCCCATGGATGTCACCCACGACGAAATCACGACCCTGCTCGTTGGGGCCAAACACCTTCACCATCGGACTCGTAAACATGCCTACTCCTGATCGAAACCGGACACCGCGTTCAATTTTCTTGCACGCGGTATCCAGAAATCCCGGGTTTTAACCGACCTCGCTGAACGCGGCGATCCGCGCGCCGAGCACCGCACTCAGGGCGCACATCAGATGGCGCTGAGTGTTCATCCGCTCCTGCTCGGCCAGCGGCATGCCGGCGAACGTGCGGCTGTTGCTGAACAGGATCAGCGACTCAAGCCGGTCGTCCAGTTCCTTCTTCTCGTCGACAACCCTCTGCTGATACGCCTGCATGACTCACCTCCTTGGTTGGGAGACATGAGTGTAAAGGGGCGCGTCGAGCCTGTCAAGGGCTGACGGCTCCGCCCTGAGGGCGGAACCCCAAATAAGGCTTGCATCTTGGCCCGCCGCGCCCCACAATGTCAAGACGTTTACACCAGCGAGTAGCTCATGGAATGGTCACCGCAGCAAAGCGACGCTCTGAAAAAAATTCAGAACTGGCTCAATAACAAGAGAGGCCCGCAAATCTTCCGACTGTTCGGGTTCGCTGGCGTCGGCAAAACCACACTGGCACGAGAAGTCGAGTCGATGACTGACAAGGTGCTATACGCCACCTTCACCGGCAAGGCCGCGCTCGTCCTGCGCAGAAAGGGATGCGAAGGCGCGACCACCATCCACAGCCTGATCTACAAGGTCAAGATCAACCCCATCACGAAAAAGCCCGAATTCACCATCAACCAAGACAGCGAACTAAGAAGGGCTCGCGTGCTTGTCCTCGACGAGGTGTCGATGGTGGGCGAAGAACTCGCAAAGGACCTACTCAGCTTTGGCGTGAAAATCCTCGCACTCGGCGATCCTTTCCAGCTTCCGCCCGTCAAGGACTCCGGCTATTTCACCAATGCGAAGCCCGACCACCTGCTCACGGAAATCCACAGACAGGCGAAAGACAATCCCATCATCCGCATGTCGATGGACATTCGAGAGGGCAAGACACTCGAATACGGCCAGTACGGCGAGAGCCGGGTGATCCCTCGCTCCGCGCTCGGGCAGCGCCGCGTTCTGGCCGCCGACCAAGTTCTCTGCGGCCTGAACAACTCCCGGCGCTCCTTCAACATGAAGCTCCGCTCGATGAAGGGCATCGAGTCCCCCGACCCGGTAGTCGGCGACCGGCTCGTCTGCCTGCGCAACAACCGGGAGAAGGCCCTCCTGAACGGCGGGCTCTGGACCGTGGAGAGCATCGCGTCGACGCGGCCCGTGGTCGACATGATCGTTCGCCCCGACGACGAAGCCCCTCCTACCCGCGTCGAGGTGCCTATCCAGTTCTTCCAAGGGAGAGAGAACGACCTGTCGTGGCAGGAGAAGTTGGGCATGGACCAGTTCGACTTCGGCTACGCCCTCACCGTCCACAAGTCACAGGGCAGCCAGTGGAACGACATCGTGCTGTTCGACGAGTCCCAATCCTTCCGCGACGACGCGGCGCGCTGGCTCTACACAGGCGTGACCCGCGCGGCCAGCCGGATCGACGTGGTGAAGTGAGGCTCCGCCCTATCTGAAGGCGAGGCGCGACCTCGGGAAGTCGCCGAGGTTCGGAGGCGGCAGGGCTGCCGGCATCTGCATTTGCGCAGACGCACCCTGCCCGATGTCCGCGCCGGTCGTGAAGGCGCGGTTCACGTCGACCGCCGAGCGCATCGAGCGCAGCGCCGGCAGGTTCACCATGTTGGCCGTCGGTATCAGGGCGGAGCGGCCTGCCTTCAGGAAGCCCATGCCCGGGATGATCGAGGCGGCGGCCAGCGCACCCTCGGCTTGGTCGCCCCGCTCAAGAGCCCGCTGGTAGTCCCACACCGCCATTGCCTGTCCAACTCCCGGAGCCAGAGACAGGGCCCCACGAAGCATCGGGTTCTGTTCGGCCCACAGGTAGTAGTCGTCGCGGATGTTCATGTCCCAACTATAGGACAGAGCGGAGATTAGGTGAGGCTCCGCCCCGGAGGCGGAACCACCCCCCTCGACGCGCCGCTGGCCGATCCCACAGGGAGAGAGGGATAGAAGGGGAGATAGCTGCTCGGCATGGGAGGGGGAGCGGGGCTCGCCTTCAACCCACCCCTTGACATCAAGAGCCAAGGCGGAGCGGGGTCGGTGGACAAACCCACCCCTTGACATCGACGGATGAGGGGGTGCGGGAGAGGCGGACAGACCCACCCCTTGACGCCAAGAAA